ATTTAAATTTTAGTCAAAGTAATTATCAAAATGATGGTATCAATCTTAGAGAGAATAATTCACGTGCTGAAATGAAAGGACCTACAGATATTTCAGATATTCTCTCTGGTTTAAAAACGAAATCTATAAATATTCAAGAACCGAATTCTCAATCTATTAATGACAGCACAATAAGTATCAGTGATTTAAAAGAATTACAAGGTGATGGAAATATGCCTAAACGTAGTGGTCGTCGTAAAAAATCATCCAGTAATACAGTTTCATTAGACATTTAATTTATTTTTTTTAATATGAATAAACAAGCCGCAAATAAAAATATACATAATATCCATTTTTTTATTTGCATTATATATTATATTAATATAATTTATATTATTAATAATTAATAATATAAAAAGATTTATTTATAATATAGTTATTTTTTTTTGTTTTATATACTTAAACTTAATATTGTATTATTAGACATATAGTTTGTAAAACCAAGTTGTCTATAAAAACCAACCACACTCATATAATTTAAGAATATTATTTTCATTTTTATTATTATTATTTTGTAATAAATATGGATATTTAGTTTCAAGTAAATTATTTAAAGTATCTATTTTAAGTATTTGTTCTTTTTTTAATAATTCTGCAGTTTCATATATAAAATCTTTAGAAATTGTAATTATTTCTTTAGAAGATTTATATGCTTGATTAATTAAATCAAAAATTTCTATATCAATTAATTCTTTATATTTATTACTTAAACTTGGATAAATTATATTTTTGCCCATACCATAATGAATAATCATTTTTTGTGCTAACTCTAATGCTTCACTGAAATCATTGATAGCTCCTGTTGTTACTGAAATATTGAAAAATACTTCTTCAGCAACTCTTCCAGCTAATAATATCATTAAATGTTCATATAATGCTTCTCTAGTATAAATATGTGATAATGAATTTTCAAACATAGTATATCCAGGACTATTTGGAGAGAATAAATTAATTACTACTTTAGTTATTTTTGAATGATGTTTTGTAAATAAACCTACTGTTGCGTGTCCCATCTCATGAACCGCAATATGATTTATAATATCTTCTGTAAATACGTGTTTATTCGGTTGCCAACCTACCATCATTTTATTCATTACTAAATCAAAATCAGAATAAGTAAATACTGTATCATTTAATTTTAATGCATTTAACATTGCTTCATTTAATAAATTTTCTATTTCAGCACCAGATAATCCTTCAGTTATTTCTACTAATTCTTCTATTTTTATAGAATCATCGTGTGGTTTTCCAGTAATATGTATTTTTACGATTGCTTCTCTAGTAATAGCATCAGGTAAACTTATATGTATTTTTTTATCAATACGTCCTGGTCGAATTAAAGCACTATCTAACAAATCGATTCTATTTGTAGCAGCAACTAAAAATATTCCTGTATTATTTTTAAAACCATCTAATTCAACTAATAACGCATTTAAAGTATTATCTCTTTCACTAGATGAATCTTCGCCATCACTTGATCTTTTTCTACCTAAAGCATCAATTTCATCAATAAATATTATACAAGGAATGTTTTTTTTAGCTAATTCAAATAATTCTTTTACTCTTGCAGAACCTACACCTACATATTTTTCTTGAAAATCGGATCCTGATACTGGTATAAAATTACATTTCGATTCACACGCTAATGCTTTTGCTAACATTGTTTTTCCTGTTCCTGGTAAACCTTCAAAAATTAACCCTTTTGGAATTCTTACATTATATTTTTTATATTTTTTATAATTTTTTAAAATATCAACACATTGCATTAATTCTTCTTTTACATTATCATACCCTCCTATATCTTTAAATAAAGTATTATAATTATCTATTACTTGAAAATGTTTAGATTTTTTATTTGAAGATGGAGATGAAGTATCATAATATCTTTTTCTACCAGTTTCTTCATCTATTGCAAAAAAACCTTTATCTTCATCTTCATCTTTTTTATTATTATTATTAACATCAGGTATTATATCATCCTTTTTATATTTTTTTATTATAATTCGTAAATTTGGGATATGTTTAGTTTCAGTTTCAGTTTCAAGATCAGTTTCAGGATCAAGATCTTCATCTTCATTTTCATTTAATATACTATTATTTTGTATTGTAAAATTTTTGGAATTTAAGTTTTTTAATATTTCTTCTATACGTAAGTTTTTTAATATTTCTTCTATATTATTATTATTTAAATTATCGGATTGTAATTGTATTTTAGAATTAAATTTTATTAATTTTAAATATTTTCTAGGTATAATAAAAGAATTATTATTATTAATAAAATTCATAAAAAATATAAATATTAATTTATAATTCATATTTATAATATAACTAATTTGTTTAAATTATTTATTAGTTAATTTATATTTATTAGTTAATTTATATTTTATACTATTATATTATAATAATGAGCTCGTCTAGTAGTGATAAAGGTAAACGTAAAAGTATTAATGTTACAAATACAATAGATCATACACCTAGTGAACGAGCTATTAGAAGTAAAAAAAGAGAATATAATAAAAAAATACAAGATGAACTTAATATAAGAATAGAGCAATCAATACCAAAAGTATCATCCATTCCTCAATCTTTTGTTATACCAGATGAAAACTCATATATACATGATGATCCAAGTTATACTATTCAATATATAAATATTACTGATATGTTTATAGCATTTATTAATGCACATCCTGAATTAACACATATAGAATCATCTATACAAAAATTAACAATTCTTGATCCTATTTATCAAATAATGTATATAATAAAAAGACATAATAATAAAATTATTTCAAGACAAATATTATTAGGAAATATTGAGGAAAATGATAATATTGGTCATTTTGAAATTAGTACAGATGAAGATACTAATGTTTCTGATATGACAATTGGATTAGAAGATACAGAGCGTACTAAAGGAGGAGGATTATCATATATATTAATAGGATCTATGCTTGTTGGAATGATGATTATAGATAATCCTAATAGTAAAATTAATATATTAACACTAGATTTAAATGAGTATCATATGAATACCATATTAACATTTGAAGTAATTTATATTGATTGTGATGCAAGTGCTGGATTTTGGGATAGAATGGGAATGAAAGAAAATTATTATTTTGAGAAAAATAATAATGATACTACTAGTCCACGTAGTAAAGGTTATGGTTATGAAAAAAGAATAACTTTATCTGATATGTTTAATTGGACTTTTAAAAAACATATGAAAAATAAAATGGGTCAACATTTTTTAGATCAGTATGTTCAATGTAAAACATCAGAATTTGGTCCTAACCAAGGTATTAGAAAAATAATACTTAATGTAAATGATAACACAGAAACAATTGGTAAATTATCAGGCGATTCACCAGTTAAATCAATACCTGTTGTAAATGATAACACAGAAACAATTGGTAAATTATCAGGCGATTCACCAGTTAAATCAATACCTGTTGTAAATGATAACACAGAAACAATTGGTAAATTATCAGGCGATTCATCACTTAGAAATAATCCTAGTCGTGGAGGTAATAATACTAGAAGAAAATTAAATAAAAGAAAAATCTCAAAACGTAATAGTAAAAGAAAAACAAATAAAAGAAAAAAAACGAATAGAATAAAAAAATCAAATAAAAGAAATTAAATTCTTAATTGTTCAAAATAAACAACACGATTTTTAATATGAACTTCATACATATCCATATTAATATAATAAAATAATTTAATTTATTAGTTAATATATATAATTATATAAAATTATATTAATTTATAATATAATGGATAAATTAAATAAAAATATTTCCATGACAAAATGCCATAAAGGAGGAATTAAAATTCATAATGCAGATAATGAATATAAAATTGATCCATTTGAAGATATCAATAATTTTAAAAATACATTAGAAATTAAAAATGAAAATATAATTTATAATAATTCATTATATGATACATTAGATTTAAATATAAATAATTATTCAAGAGAAGATATTTTTACGCTTTTTGGATTAAAAAATATTATTCTTACAGAAACTGTAATGAAAAATTGTAAAAAAATAGTATTAAAAACACATCCTGATAAATCACATTTACACGAAAAATATTTCTTCTTCTTTTCTAAAGCATATAAAAATTTATACAGTATTTTTGAATTTCAAAATAAAACATCAAATAAAATCACAGATACAAATGAATATTATGATTCAAATAATACAAGTATTTTAGATAAAGTATTTGAAAAAAATACTTTATTAAAAAAACCAGATAATTTTAATAAATGGTTTAATTCACAATTCGATAAACATAAATTAGAGGATGAATCAAGTGACTCTGGATATGGTTCGTGGCTTAAATCAGATGATGATATTATTTATACACCTAATGTAACTAAATTAAATATGGGAACTGAAATAGAAAAAAGAAAAAAAATAGTTCAATCACTTACTGAATATACTGGTGTTAATGAACGAACTACTTCTACATTTGGAGGATCTTCTTTAATGGAATATAACAAGAATTTTACATCTAATTCACTTTTTAGCAATGATGGTATGAATTATACTGATTTACGCCAAGCATATGTTGAATCTGTTATTCCTATTACAGAAGATACATATAATGAAATGATTCATTTTGATACTATAGATGAAATTAAAAAACACCGAAATGAAACAAATCTTACACCTGTAACTAAAGAAAATGCAATTAAACAATTATTTGATGTAAATCAACAAAATAATGAAGAATCGTGTGCGTTGGCTTTCTATTATGCTAAACAAACTGAAAAAGTTCAACAAAATCAAAGTAATTTTTGGGCAAGTTTAAATCAAATTTCTAATTAAATAATTGTATAATTTAATTGTATTATTCAAATAATAAATATAATAATTAATTATACTTAAAATTATTATATTTATAATAATAATAATAATAATAATAATAATGAATATATTTGATTTTTGTAAAAAAAAAAAAAAGAAAATACAATTCAATAATATTATTCATGTACGATTAATATTTAATATTTGTAATTATGTAAATATTGAAGATATTTGGTGGAATCAAAATGATATTAATAATTTTAGATTAAATTATAAATTAGAATTAAATAGTATTATTCATAGTGATATTATTAGTAATGATGTTGTATTAAATTTATAATATTAATAATATTATTATTTAAATATATATTATTATTATATAAATTATGAGTACTATAATTAAAGATGATGATGATGATGATAAAAAGACTGATACTAATACTGATACTAATACTGATACTAATACTGATACTAATACTGATAATGATAATGATAATGATAAGGATAAATATTCCATAATACCAAATGAATTAAATATAATACTTATTACAGGTGTTAATGGACATACAAAAATAAATTATAAACCAACTATGACAATACCTAATATAGATAGTTCTATAATATTATTTAATCCTTTAACTAATTTAAATTCAAAAGTTCTAAATATTATACCTAAAAAAAAAATACAATCTTTTTTTTTTAATACACAATTATTTGAAACTTTAATAAATTTTACAAATAGTATAGATTTAGACGATACATCTCAAAGTTCAAAAGATGAAAAATCAACAACAGATGAAAAATCAACAACAGATGAAAAATCAACAACAGATGAAAAATCAACAAAAGATGAAAAATCAACAAAAGATGAAACTGGTGATGATGATAAAATTAAACTTTTAACTGATGCTACTAATAATAAAGATATAGATAGTAATATTGGTATTACTGTTGATATGTTATTTCCAGAATATAGTATTATATATATTGATAACAAACCATATGTTATTACAGATGTTCAATGGGATAAAGGTAATTGGATTATTGAGAAGAAAAAAAATAATTCAACAGATCAAAATAGTATTGCTGATGAACAATTAAATAAAATTCCAAGTCAAATTAAACAAGGAGAAAATTATAATACAGACTCAGAATTTAATAAATCAATAACTTCTCAGACAAATACTTCTAATACTCAAACAACTAATTCATTATTATCATATTATATAACAGTCGAATTGTATTTATATCCGGGTACAACTATACCTGATGATAAATTAAGTAAATTAAAATGCAATCATCAAAAAAATGCAGTAAAAAAATCATATTATAATTTTATAGGTAAACCATATGTTATTCCAGCAGTATGTCAAGATGATTCTTCGAATGATTCTTCAAATGATTCTTCAAATGATTCTTCTAATGATTCTTCTAATATTCCAAATCAACTTATTTTAGAACTTTCAAAAAAAATTGCTGAAGATCTTAATTCTTCAGATAATATAAACGGTGGTGGTATTGATGACGAAGATTCAAATTTAGAAAATAATAAACATACTATTACACAAAAATCTAATTTAATAACATACAAAAATAAAACACGTAAACATAAACATAAGATTATATCTTAGTAAATTGAAAATTTTGAAAAGATTCTTTTTGTTTTTTTCTTTGTTTTTCTTTTTTTGCTTTTTCCAATACAGTAATAGCTGCGGCTAATTCGATTTCACTAACAACTCCATCTTCATTAGTATCTAATAATTTATGTAAAATTCTATAATCAGTAGGTACAATACATAAAGAACTTTCTTCATTAAATAAATGTTCAGATAAAATAGTAAATATAGCAGTTAAACCAAGTGCAGTATAAATATCACGAGTACCCATCCAAGCCATAGCAAATACTAATATTTGTTTGCTTACAGTATATTTCATATATTCTTCTGTCGATCTACTAAATTGAATTGTAATAAATTTAGAACCAATATTAAGAAGTATCATAATTATACCTGCAAAAAATTTACTATTATTTAAATACATAATATGATGATTAAAAAAATAAAGTCCTGATGAAAAAAAGGACATTCCTTCTCCACCGAATTGTGGTTGTTGTATTTTATCTTTATCTCTCATTATATAATAAAATAGAATATTATATTTTAAATTAATCCTGTTTTTCTAAAAATATTAGAAACATTACTAGATGTTTTATCATACATATTTTTGCTCATAATACGTGCTTTTCTAATATATGGTCTATAAAGCGAACGTATTTTTGGAGTGAATGCTTCTACACTTTGTTTTACATTAAAATATGCAAATATACAAATAATAAAAATTAAAAAACAAATATAAAAATATAAATATTTCATATATAATTATAATTTTATAATTAAAATTAAAATTATAAAATTAAAATTATAAAATTAAAATTATAAAATTAAAATTATAAAATTAAAATTATAAAATTAAAATTATAAAATTAAAAAGTAAAAAATATATTTATTTATGTTTATGTTTATTTTTATTTTTTAAATAAAAAATAAATAAATATTTATATAATAAATAAATAATTAAAATACTTATTATAACAAATAATAATTTGGAGAACGTATATATAATAGTAAATCCGGGTTCAGGAAATTTATCTAAATTTAATATTTGAATACTTTTTTTTTTAATATAAAAAATAACAATATTATCTTTTTCAACCCAAGTTTCTTTATTTTCCGTATCTGGATATGTTTGATAACACAATGGTATATAATATAAATATCTATTTTTGATATTATTTTCCATAATAACATCCCAATGTTTTAAATACAAATTTAAGTTGGTTTGTCTAGTTTTTTTAGAATAAATTATAGAATGCGTAGAACAAGATTTATATGATTTATAATGTTTTAAATCTAAAGTATAAGGAATAATAAAAATAGGATTACATCCTAAATAATATATAAATTGAGTTTCTTTATATTTATTTAAAAAATGATTTATATTTTGTAAAGTCTCTCTATTTTTTATATTAGAATTAAAAATAAAATCATCTTCCAATATAAGAATATTATTATAATTATTATTATTAGCGTGTTTAAAACATTGTAAAAATGCATCAGTTAAATCTTGATATGAGATTTGTTCTATTAATTTTTTTTTACAATTTTTAAATCCTTCATTATAAATTAAATATACTATTTTAGTAGGTTGATATATTTTCAATTGTTCATAAATATGTTCTAATCTTCCATTATCTTTTAAATGAATAATATAAGTAGCATCAACACTATCATCTAAAAACCCTTCTGTATATATTATTTTTTTAAAAGTGTAACATTGTGTATTATAATTAACATCCATTATATATTACTTTTTAAAATACTTTTTTAAAATATTTTTAAAACACTTTAATTTCTTTATTTTCATAAAAATCAATATTATAATTAATATTATTACATAAATGTTTATTTTTGAAATAAAATAAAATAAACTATATCCAGGTTCTGCGTGTTTATTCATTCCACAAATTTTATATATTTGTAAAGCCATTTTTGATGCCAATAAATCAAATAGTGATTCTTTACCCCAATTTGTAGAATTTTCAGTATCTGTAAATAATTGATAACATAAAGGTATATAATATGTATATCTTAAATGATTCCATAATTCTACATCCCAATCTTTAATTATATCTTGGTTTTTATTTAATATAATTTCTCTCATTTTAGTATTATAAATTACAGAATGTGCTGCAACACCTTTAAAAACAGTATAATTATAATAATCATATGGTAATAATATATTAGGAACACATCCTAAATAATAAATTAACGGATTCGTGTCATTAGATTTTATAAATGTATTTATATTATGTTGATGAAAATCACTTTTTATTTTTTCTGAAAAAATAAAATCATCTTCTAAAACTAAAATATTTTTATAATTATTATTATTTGCGTGTCTAAAATTTTGTATATTTGCATCAACCAAATCTTCCGCAGTATCTGTAATATAATTTTGTTTTTTACAAATTTTAAATCCTTCATTAAAAACGATATATACTATTTTAGTAGGATGATATATTTTCAATTGTTCATAAACGTGTTCTAATCTTCCATTATCTTTTAAATGAATAATATAAGTAGCATCAACACTATCATCTAAAAACCCTTCTGTATATATTATTTTTTTAAAAGTATAGCATTTAGTATTATGATTAACATTCATTATATATTACTTTTTAAAATATTTTTTAAAATACTTTAAATTATATATTTTCATAAAAATCAATATTATAATTAATATTAATAGATAAATGGTTATTTTTGAACAAAAATAAAATATACTATATCCAGGTTCTGCATGTTTATTCATTCCCAAAAAATTAAAAATGTGCATTGCTATTAAATTATAACTTGAAAAATAAGATTGTAAAGGTATTGATTTACCCCAAGTTTTAGAATTATCTGTTTCTGTAAATAATTGATAACATAAAGGTATATAGTATGTATATTTATATTTATTATTTATATACAAATACAGTTCTGCGTCCCAATCTTTTATATTGGATTGATCTTTGATTAATATAATTTCTCTTATTTGAGCATTATAAATTACGGCGTGTGTAACGCAGGCTGAAATGACTTTATAATTATAATAATCATATGGTAATAATAATGAAGGAATACAACCTAAATAATAAATTAATGGATTGTTGTCATTAGATTTTATAAATGTATTTATATTATGTTGATGAAATGAAGATTTTATTTTTTCAGAAAAAAAGAAGTCATCTTCAAGAATTAAAATATTATTATAATTAATATTTTTAGCGTGTTTAAAGATTTGTATATTGACATCAACCAAATCTTCTGCAGTATCTGTAATATAATTTTGTTTTTTACAATTTTTGAATCCTTCATTAAAAACGATATATACTATTTTAGTAGGTTGATATATTTTCAATTGTTCATAAATATCTTGTAATCTTCCATTATTTTTTAAATGAATAATATAAGTTGCATCAAGACTATAGTCTAAAAATCCTTCTGTATATATTATTTTTTTAAAAGTATAGCATTTAGTGTTATAATTAAATTTCATATATATAATGTTTATATAATATAAGAATATAATATATGATGAATATAATTAGAACTATAGATTATATAATTAATAAACTTTCTAATAAACAAAAAAAAACATTATTAGAAGTAACGAATTATTTTCATATATCATTAGATTTTTTTCTATATAGTTATTTATTTTTATTTAATCAAATGTATGATTTTTACTTTATTATAAGTATATTTTTACAATTTTTGCATTGGTTATTTTTTAAAAATGAATGTGTATTAAATTATGTTGAGAAAAAATTAATAAATAAAAAGTATAAATTAGGTAGTAATATCTCTCTTGTTCCTTTTGAGAAAAGATTTTATAATGATTTTTTTTTAAAAATGAAATTTGTAATAATATTATCTGTATTATTATATATATATTATAGAAATAAACATAAAAATATTAAATATTTATTAATTTTAACATTAAGTATATTTTGTTATATAGGTATAATTAGATATAACCATTCTAAAAAATTAAAAATATAAATTAATATAAATTAAGATATTTTATTTTTGGGACAGAAAAGTTGAAATATAACCATAATGAGATAGCCAAAATAGTTATAATTTTAATGTAATATTTTTTATTTCGATATATAATATAAATTAATCCTCCTATAATAAATAATATTCTTAAAGAATTAGTATAATTATTAAAAAACAATTGTCTATGTGGACTCCAAAATGGGTATGATCCTAATTCATAATTAGGATTAATAATTTTTTTTTCAATATAACTAATAATACATTCATTTTTCAATAATCCCCAATGAAAAATTTGTGATAAAAGAAAACAAATGAAATATATATCATATATAGAATTAAATATAAAAGCATAAGTCATAACGAATAAATCTACCAATAGATGAATGAACTGAGTAACAAATAATACTGTCATTATATTATAAATATATAATTTTTTTATACTTAAAAATAAGTATTTAAAATACTTAAAGAATTAAATATTTAATACATAGTTTAAATATTTAATACATATTTTAAAACTACTTAAAGAATTAAACACTCGCATAATCATTCATAAATATAGATTTATCAGTAGGTTCTACATTATCTTGTTGATTACGCGCATTAGAAAAAACAGGTATTTCATTGGAACGCTTACCTTTTAACATAACACTTTCTCTATCTATCATTTGAAAACCTTCTCTCCCACCAAACGTTTCAGTTGTCGTCGTTACAGGAGGAGGTGTAGTAGAAGCAGAACTAGATGTTGTAGTTGCAGTTTGATTCGCCATTTTATTTTGTATTGTTTGAATAACTTCATTTTTTTTATTTTGAATATTATTTACTAAATTATTCGAAGAATCGGTAAATCCTTCTGTATATATAAAATTATTTTGATTAAATATTATAATAAAAAATACTAATACTATACCAAAAATAGCATTAATACTAGTTATTCCTAAAATAAATAAAATTAAAACTAATCTACCTAAAGGAGTATTTATACAAAAATTAAAATAATGATGATTACTTAATATTATAATACAAGCTAAAGTAATGAAAGCAGTTACTACATTTTTATTAATTAAATTAAAACTCATATATAATTATTCTTATATAATTTATTTTAAAAATAATTGTTAGTTTGTTTTATAAATTTCAGTCTGTTTAATAAATTATTATCTAAATTTTTAATAAGAATGTCTTTAGCAATGTTTGCCGCTCCATTTGATGATAATATGGATACATTTTCAAATAATTCAGATAATAATATTATTAATAAAAAACGTCAAGCACATAATAAAACACAAAAAAAATATCCAAAGGAAAATTTTGACACAAATAAAGTAAATTCCGTGTTAGAAAAAATTCATAATAGTGCTGATGATGATAGTGATGATAATTATAATTTCCCACCTAAACCAAAATCATCCGGAGTTGATAAAACATTTGAACAAATGATGAATATAACTTCTAGCAATGATGCTACATTAAATACATTAGGTAAATCACCTCAACCCAATTATCAAAATGGCAGTAATTTAGATTTAAATGATTATAATAATTATGGAAATAGTAAATCTAATGATGATTATTATAAAAGTGTATTACCTGGTTATGTTCCTATAAAAAATACAAATTATAATATTCCTCCAAATATTCAAAATCAAGATATTTTATTACAAAAATTAAATTATATGATAACATTACTTGAAGATCAACAAGATGAGAGAACTAATAATGTAACGGAAGAAGTCGTTTTATATTCTTTTTTAGGAATTTTTATTATTTTCATTGCTGATTCTTTTGTACGAGTTGGAAAATATATTCGTTAATTTAAAATTAATACTTTTTCAGATTTAAAAGTATGATACGCAAAATTATAAAAAAAATAAGCTGTTGGACTTATTATTAATGGTTTTGTTTTTTGTACAATATTATTTATTATTATATTATTATGTGAAATATTCTCAATAGCTGCAAATCCAAAATTATTTTCAGCAGCTATTTTCCAAAATAAAATTTTAAAACCTTGAATAAAAATACTATCATCCGTATCAGATATCGACGCAAAACACGTTAATACTTCCATATTTTTCTCAATCTTTATACAAGACTTTTTAAAAAAATATGAACAAATTATATTATCATCAACTATTATAACATATATAAATATATTTTTCGTTTTTATAAGTTCTATTATATTAGATATTTCAGTATTTATTTTAATATCAAATCTAGAATTTGTTTTTTTTATAAAATCTATTAAAAAATGTAAATTTTGAGGATTTATTTCAATTAATTTATAATCTGCAGTTAAATTTACAGGTTTTACCCATTTAGTAACTTCAAATCCATAAGTGGAATACACACATAATGGAACTATACCAGTTAATTCTCCTTCTCTCTTAAAAAGAGAGACTACTATATCTTTATTTGTATGTCTTTGATTATAATGATGAGTTTGTATTAATTGTGGCGCAATACCCTTTTTTCTATATAATTTATCAACACATAAATAATCTACATAATATGCTTTAAATTCTAATAATTTTTTGGAGTTATAAATACTAATATGAATTGGTCTAGATGTCATTACTCCTATAATTTTATAATCCACTATAGTATTTTTATTTTTAACATCATTTATATTATTTTCTTCATTAAAAAAAGAAATAAATGATATATCATTATGACTATTAAAATAAGGAATTACATTATTTAATTGAGGAGAGAAAATATTATCTTTATTCTGAAGATAATTTAATTTTATAAAATTGACAAATTTTTGATTTTGTAATGAAGTGAGTTTATCAAATACAATTGTTTCTATATTTTTTAAATTACAATACTTATTTATTTTAGGTAATAATGTATCTATAATACCTGGCGGATTCAACATATATCCTATATCATATATATGAAATACTGGTTGAATTACCCAAAATCCATATTTTATTTTTATATAAGAATAAATTATTAATATTATAAGTATTCCAAAACATAATATATATGATAAATATTCTAACATATTTATATATATTATAAAATTATTACTAATATATAACTGCAAATTATATATTAGTAATATTCAAAATAATAAATATTATTATATATATAAATTTATTCTTACTTTTATTATGAAATAAAAATCCAATTTATAAAAAATTTATCTAGATGCTCTCTGGTTTTTTCCATATTGTAATCATATGCTTTATATATATCTTTTACATGAAAAAACCTACCAAAAAAACCAAAAAACATAATGAGTAAGAGAGAAACAATCAATCGAATATTAATGCTCTTTGATAATATTTTACCAAAAAATATATAACTAACTAAGTTTGAAAAAGAAGTGTAAATAAAAGTATGAAAAATAATAGAAATAATGATAACCATAAATATGGTAGGTTTAAATAACCCAGAAAAGGGCAATTTAGGATTTGTAGTTTCTAAATATAATTTAGTAAACATTATTTACTATATATATTATCAATATATTTTATACATTTTTTTACACTTTTTCTTATGTAAAACACACATTATACTTAGAAAGCATTTTTTGAAAATACTTAATTATTATATATAAATAACCATAATTATAATTATATTATAAATATTATAACTATATATATGTCTGCAATTAATAAACTATCTCCAACAATTACTGATCAAAATATATATGCAAATTGTTGGGAATATGCTACTGCTCGTTTGATTTTAAAATTTATTAAAAATATATTTCCAGAATTAAATATTCAAAAAAAAACAAATTGTAATGATTTATATAATTTAAATGCTTTTTATTTAAATAAAAATAGAATATCTCCTCATTTTTGTGGAGATAATATAGAATATATAAATCTTGTTTTATATATTTTTATAGTTATTTATTTAGATGAAATAATGAATCCTAAAGTTAGTATTTATAAATATGATCCATTAAATAAAGATCCTAAACATCCATCATGTATAAGAGGTGCTAGTACTAAAAATATTTATTATACTATTCATAAATTCTTTCATCAAATATCACATAAAAAAATAGATTTTAATTTAGTTCAAAATACACATTTATTTACTAATGAACAATTACAATTATTACGTAACTTCTTTAATAATAACACTTTAATTAATAGTTGTAATAAAAAAAATTATTCTATTAATGATTTTAATAATTCAAAAAAATATGAAATGGTTCTTAATAAAAAATTAATTCCTAAAATTAAAAGTATTCTTGATAAAAATTTATATGTATATTATGATATATCTAGTTTTAATCAACTTGTTAAAGGACAAAGCGCATATGGTCATTCTCTTATAATTATTCATTATTTTGTTGATGATAATAATAATACTGTTTTTGTAATTAAAAATTCTTGGGGTAAATTATTAAATATAATTCCAATATTAGAAGAAGATTTATTAAAAATAAAACATCATCGAGTTATATTTATTGATTTCACAAAAAATGATCGTGTTATATCAAAATTAAATATATCACAATTATTACAAGGAAATATAGCTCGTCCAATAGCTCGTCCAATAGCTCCTCCAATAGTTCCTCCAATAGCTCGTCCAATAGCTCCTCCAATAGTTCCTCCAATAGTTCCTCCAATAGCTCGTCCAATAGCTCCTCCAATAGTTCCTCCAATAGTTCCTCCAATAGCTCCTCCAATAGCTCCTCCAATAGTTCCTCCAGCTGCTCGTCCAATTGCTCCTCTAATTGATACTATTAATTTAAATGGAAGAAAAAAATGTCCTACTGGATATACTAGACATAAAACAGATAAAACTAAATG